CTTCATACCCCATAGGAAACTGACGGTGTAAAGGAGGGTCGTTGAACGGGCAGGATGTTCGTTCACGTCGTAGCCGGAGAGCTCAAGATAGTAGTTGGGGTCCTTCAAGACGAGTCTGACAAGGTTGTTGATGTCCGATGAATACTCGCTGTACGATTCTAGAAACTCACTGAAAACCCAATCTGGATCTTGCTTGGGTTCTCGACCATGCCTCTTCTTGTACTCCAGCCTGAGGTAGAGGGCGCTTACAAGACATAGATAGTCAATGATCGTCCCGGTGAACTTCTCCTTCTCGATCTGTCCGTAGGCGGCTTGGATCGCCCCGCGAGTGATACCCAGTTCCTTAACCGTCGGGGTCGAGTTGATAGGCCACTCTCCCAGCTTCTTAAGAAACTGCCGGTAGTAGACATACCTTTCAAAAACTATTTCGTCTTCCATAACCACCGAATATACAAGCATTTGCACTCCAGTCAATAGATTTCTTCGCTCATCGGGTAGAAATGCTATTGCAATCTGCTGATGTCGTATTACTATATAAATACACGGAGGGATGAGATGGCCCACGAGGAAACGGTAATGGAGCTGATGCAGATGCTGAAAGTGGCTGATAAACAAGCCATTTCCTCGATTATGACCGCCAGAAAGGTCTGGTCGGCCGGCACTTCCTCCCTCAACAACAGTTACCGGGCCCTCAAGAACCTCGCCGACCTGGGCAAGTTGGAGCAGGGCAACGGGTGGTTCCGAATCCCCGGATGCAAGTCCCAATACGAACAGCACGCCAAGGCCCTCACCAAATCGCTAACTAAGATTTTGATACTCAATCGGTTATCCCTGATTTTTCGGGAAGTTACCATAACGGAAGTCGGACTCAGGCCCGACGCCATAGTTCTTCTCATCAACAACAACCAAGGACTGTGCTTCGTCTACGAGGAGGTGATTAACGAGACGGAGGCCTACTACCAGCGCAAGGTGGACACCTGGGAGCACTGGAGCGGAGCCCTACCCTACCTGTCCCAACTGACAGGCTACCGCATCCACGACTTCCAATTGGTCAGGCAACTGGACAACTTCCTCAAGGAGGCACTGCCATGAAGTGGTACGAGTGGCTCTGTTTGGCTCTGACGGCTCTCTGGTTTGGCTCCATGTTCGGCTTCTGGATAGCTGAAAAGAAGACTCAGAGGAAGGTCGCCCAACAGAAGCAGTATCGGGAATGGGAAGCCCGCCAACGGAAAATGGACGACTTCATCATGCGGGCTATCAGGGAGGTGACCCGTGGCTGAAATCGAGAAGTACCAGCCGATGCCCATGGAGTCGCTGGGACAGACGGGGCCTATGGGCGCCTTGATGCCCTTGATGGGCATGGGAGGCCAGCCCCAACTCAATAGGGGAGAAGGCGGGATCATCTCCAACTACTTCGGGCTCATCAAGGCCAAACAGGGGTTGGAACTGGCTCAGATCCAGAGGAACATGGCCAAGCTCGAGAAAGAGCTGTTCATGGACAAGATGGAAATGGCTCTGGAGGTCGTAACCTTCAGCGCCAAAGTACAGCACAGCCTGGCCTTCTACAATCACGAGATCGTGATGTTCCAGAAGGAAGAGACCAAGGCCGACGCCGAGACGATGAAGATCATGCTGGAGAACGAAGTCCTGAAGGAGAAGATCACCCTCCTGAAGCTGGAAGCCAACTCCAAGCACATCGAGAACTCCATCAAGGAACATGAAATGAAACGCGTACTGGGGCTGTAGTGGATCTCTTCAGGATCAAAATAGGTACCTGGATGGATGGGGAGGACGAGTTCCTCCCCGTCTATCTGGACTCCTCTGAGAGATACCAGCACGCCCTCATCATCGGGAAGTCCGGCACGGGCAAGAGCACCTTGATAGAAAACTGGTGGCAACAGGACTCATACTTCCGTTTTGCCAAGATACTGATCGAGCCCCACGGCTTTCTGGCCAAGAAGGTTTGGTCACTGAACCGAGGCAGGGGCGTCTACTGTTCGATTGACAATCCCGTCTCCATCAATCCCATGGCCGGGCCTTACCAGCCCAAGACCATCTGCGACATAATCGCCGAGGCGGTCAACCAGGTCATTGCTATCTGCACTCCCAATGAGAAGTTCACTGTCAAGATGAGAGAGATCCTCGACAAGGAGATTGTCAGTTGCCTGAATGACGGAGAACGCACCCTCAGGGCCGTCCACGAGAGACTCCAGCGAGTCAAGGGCGATGAAGTTACCCGAAGCGGCATCTTGGCCCGTCTGGATTTCATCATCAGCGACCCCGTGATGGACGCCATCCTTTGCGGAGACAACCCGATTGAATGGGGCGATTTCATTCAGAAGGGCGAGACGTTCATCTTTGACGGCTTCGGAATGAGCCAAGAGAAGCTCGTCTTTACGGGCACGCTCATATCTCAGGCCATCAAGAACTACTTCCGATTCCAGCGTCCCGATGAATACAGGCCGGTCATTATCTACGTTGACGAGTGCCAGCTCTTCGTGAATACCAATTTCACCGACATCCTCAAAGAGGGCAGGAAATTCAAACTCTCCGCCATACTGGCCACTCAGGACTTCGCCGTCATTGACGAGAAGATCAAGAGAGTGCTCCTCAATGTCGGCACGATCATCGCTTACAAGCTGGGAGCCAACGAAGCCTCCCAAGTCTCAAGAGAGCTGAATTGCCAAGCCGAGATCTTACAGACTCTTGAGAAGTACACCCTGGCGTTTATGACACCCTCCAAGAAGGGGATTCTCAAATCGCCGACTCCTCCTATTGTGATTGAATACCCTCTCCCTACCTGTTCGGATCGGATAGTAGTGAGAGATAAAGTTACTATGAAAGCCAACTGGCACCCTCTGCAACCCTACCCTCAAGGAGCGACTACGAACGCACCTTGGGAGGTTTCCGATAATGCTCCTAAGCACCGAGCAGAAACCCCCCTGTCACCAAATGATGACGGGTAGCCTATGCAATAGGGACTTCTGTGTGTTGGAAACAGGCAGCGTGTTATCGGATAGAAGCGAAGCACATTGTCTCAAAGGGTTGAAAACCTAAACTCTCGTGGGGGCCTTCGGGCCCCCCGAGAAAGGACGGGATGGAGTTTCTCACCGCTAAGGAAGTGGCGGAAGTTCTGCGGATCAGCAAGGAGCTGGTCTACAAGAACTATCGTCAATTCGGCGGCATCAAGATCGGCCGCGTCATCAGATTCGAAAAGGAGGTGTTCAACCAGATACTAAGGAGGTGGCTAGATGACAGTATTCAGGCAGGGGAAGAAGTGGCGATATCACTTCGAGAAGTTGGGAGTCCGGCACTCGAAGTACGGGTTCAGGACGAAGGAAGAGGCGAGGCTGGCGGAGTCCGACGCCAAAAGAAAACTGGCGCGGACAAATATGGGCTTCATCGCCTTGTGCGAGAGAAGGCTTGAAGACCTGGAACTCCGTCGAACGCACCACTACTTCTACGAGACCCGCAAGCTCTTTGAAAAACTGGTAGTCCTTTGGGGAGCGGAGAAGCGCATCACCAGGGACATCGTTATCGGCTATCTCAACGGGATAGCCAAGAAGACTCCGCATACCGCCAACAAGGAACTGCGCAACATCAAGTCGCTCTTCAACTTCGGAATCAAGCGGGGCTGGATCACGGAAAACCCTGCCAACGGGATAGACAACTTCCCGGTTTCCAACAAGCCGAGATACATCCCGCCGCTTGAAGACCTGCTAAAGGTTTTGGCAATCGCCAAACCGATAGACCGGGCCTACCTCGTAATCGTTTGGCATACGCTGGCGAGAATCCGGGAGGTGAACCGCCTCAAATGGGAAGACGTTTTCGGAGACTACCTCATTCTCAGAACGAGGAAGTCCAAGAACTCCGACCTCAAGGAGAGGAAGATCCCCCTAACCCGAACCGCCAAGCAAGTTCTTGACGAACTCCCGAGACTGGGGGAATATGTTTTCCCGAACCCGAGAACCAAGACGCTCTACGATTACAGGAAGAAGTTTCTTGGTACTCTCTGCCGAAAGGCGGGGGTCAGGGTATTCACCTTTCACTGTCTTCGCCATCTGGGAGCCAGCACTTTGGACAAGGAAGGCGTCGCTCTAACCGACATCCAGAAGATTCTGGGACACGAGAGGGCGACCACCACCGACATCTATCTTCGGTCGATCGGCAACCTACAGGAAGCCATCGACAAGCTGGACAAACCCCAAGGGAAGGAGGTAACGCCATGAAGCTCATCGTAATGGGAGCAATCAACAAGAAGGGAGCCCCGGTGTTCTGCACCAACCCCTTCGCCCAAGTCGGCACGATCAAGGAAGTGAAGGCCGAGGGAATGGAGATGGTCGCCATCGAACTCGACGACGCCATCTTCAAGATGAAGAAGGTCAAGGCACCCAAGGTTGCCAAGGCCCCCAAGGCCACGACCGGCAAGAAGCGCGGCCCGAAGCCCAAGGCCGAACCCGCCAAGGAATAACGGAAAGGGGGAGGCAATCCTCCCCCTTCCGCACAACCAATCCGCACAACCAAATCGGCCCTAGCTGTAAACCCTTGTAATTGGCGCGCCTGGCAGGGATCGAACCTGCGACCTACTGCTTAGAAGTCCGGTGCTCTATCCGCTGAGCTACAGGCGCATGCCTAAGTTGTTGATTTTCCAGTAGTCCGAAAACCGCTCATTTGTCCAGACAGTCTGTAAACTCCCCTGTTTCTATGCAAACCGCACAATCCAGCCGCACAATGGAGGTGTGCCATGAACTATCGACAAACCCTTCAGGCCGTGGACACTCTCAAGGCCCTGGAACTTCTGGGCGTTGAAGCAGTCCCGAACGGAGCATATATAACTTTTCCTTGCCCAAACTGCAAGGAGAAGGCGGTCATCAAGTCCTACGGGGACAAGAAGAATCTCTGGTTCTGCCCCAAGTGCAAGAAGGCCGGACATCTCATCGGACTGGTCATGGGGGCCAAGAGCCTCACCTGGGAACAGGCCAACGAGTTTCTCTCCAAGGCCATGACCACCCAGAAGCCCATCTCCGAAGAGTTGAAGCTCGACTACGAGCTGGAGTTCGTCAAGGCCCTCGAGGAGAAGGGCTACACGGAGGAACTCTGCAAGGCTCTCGGTGTTGGCCAGCCCAAGGGCAAGTGTATGCTGGCCGGCCACATCGCCTTCACTGTTTTTGACGAGACGGGGAAGAAGGTGGCCTACTACGGCCTATCCCTCAAGGACGGGAAGCCCAAGTTCCACCACTCCTTCAACCCGGAACTCTACCTCTGGAACCTCAACCACTGCGACCGGGAGAAGGCCACGGTCATCACCCCCTCTTTGTTCGAGTGTCTCAGCCTTCTCGCTGGAGGCACTCAGGCAGTCTGCAACTTCGGACTGCCCTACCTTTCCAACAGGCAACTGGAACTCCTCAAGGACTTCCACTACCTCAACGTCAAGTGGGACGGAGGCGAAATCTGTCGCCAACTGCCCCAGCATCTCGAAAGCTACATCCGCTTCTTCAAGGTGTAACGAACAAGCCCCCAATGGTATTATCCAAAGGGGGCTTTCTGATGGGAGGAAACATGGACTTGATGAAGATAGTCGGTCAACTCAACACTAAGTATTTCTATGAAGGTATCATCATCACCGCAGTTGAGTTTGTAACGATGGCTACTTCAGAGGGATTCCTGGCGAGGGCCTACTATGCAGGGGATAAATACAGCGGGAAGATAATCCTAGTTGAGGATGCCCCTTACATGGAATCCATATTGGTAATCAGGCAGACAGTCTTTCACGAGATGATTCACCAACTTATCACCGAACACAACGATGACTTTCACATGATAGAAAAACAGATATACAGAGGATGGGCCACACCGCAACAGCATCTTAGATTCTCCACAATACTGCTTGAAAACATGAAGGCCAAGGTCATAAAGGGACATCTCCCAGAGACGATACTTGCCCAAATGGCTAGTAAGTGCCGATACATTAACTGTGGATAACTCATTTCCCCGCGTCTATAACTGCATATCCATTGGGCTTGACTTTGAAACCGATTTGTGCTACACTCTACAAAGAATAAAACTTCGTAAGGTAATCACATTGATTCTCATCAATCCCCTTATTGTAGATACAGAGAGCGTTTTCTAACGGAACGCCGTTTTCCAGTTTATTGACAAACCATTCAGTAACATATCCCCTAACTTCCTCGGTGTAGTTATAGCAATTCCATTCCGTCCGATTCTGACGCCACCCGAAACCATTGTGTTTCCCGATTCCGTGGCACCCGTCATTCTTATCCGAAGAACTCTCTAACTGAAACACACGATCGACTATCTCCTGGACAGGGAGAGGAGAGTTAAGACCCTCCAACCCCGTCACAGGCGCGACGCCAGGACCAGCTGCCTCGACAGGTCGAATGACCAATCCACCGTCGTTTTTATACAAATCATCCCAAAATTCCAAACCATTGATATAGCAGAACACCGCCGTAGAACCGATTATCAGACCTAACAGGAAGAGAAAGAACCGAGAATAGACGAACACCCGAATTTTACCGCTCACCCAATTAGTGATTGTACTCATACTGGCAGGACGCTCACCCAACATCGTTATTTAATTACAGATCAAGTATAGCATACCAGTCAATATCTGTCAAGTAAGGTTATCCACATGGTAATTGATGTCGGCCCAAATCTAACCCTGTTCGGCTTCACATTCTTGGCGGCGAAATTCCTCCTCCCTCTGATTTTCGGAATCATCCTTATACTGGCCGCCTGGCTGGCCCTCAGATATTTTCTCAACCGATACGGCATCACATTCAACTATCCTCTCATAAGCATTCTCGCATTTGTCCTAATCATTCTCTTACTCGCACTCTCATGAGCGCCATAAGAAACGAGGCCCAGGTAAATCGGTACTCCAAAGAATATCAGAAGAACTACGATCGCATATTCAAAAAGAGAAAGAAGAAGAAACCCAATCTTAAGGAACGCCTAAAACATTTGACCATCCACGTATGAAGAAGACAATCAACGCCTATATCGCCGTAGAGTTCGAGCCGGTAGTCAAGACCAAATCGGGAATATTCCTAAGCGACAACGATCCTAACGCGGAATACCACACCGGCACCATCAGAATCAAAGGGGATCAGAAGGATATCAAGAATGGCGACCGCATAGTTTACAAGCACTACCGCAATCTAAGATACACAACTGATAAGGGGATGAGCCTCGAACTAATCAAGTACGAGGACATCATCGGACTACTCTAATGGCCACCATCAAGCAGACACGAGCAGTAGCCGCCCTGGTGGGGAATGGTGGGAATGTGACACAAGCCATGCTGAAAGCCAAATACAGTCCCAACACCGCCAACACTCCACAGAAATTGACCGACAGCAAAGGCTTCAAGGAAGCTGCCAAACCTCTCCTCGATCAGCTAGAAGAAGAACGCCAAGCGATCCTCAGAGAGATGAGGAAGAAACGGAACAAAGCTAACTACGGAACTCTGGCCGGGGCCTTCGATACAGTAACCAAGAACATCCAACTGCTAAGAGGAGATTCAACCGAGAACACGACCATTCAGATAGTCTCTAAAGTTCCACGTTCAGATGGTAATACGATTTGATGAATACTACATCCCGACCGAAAAGCAGAGCCAATTCCACAGAGCTTCCCAGCGGTATAAGCTTTACGGCGGTGCCATGGGGGGAGGGAAGTCTGTTGCTCTATGTGCCGAAAGCATCCAGCTATGTCTTGATTACCCAGGCAACAGAGGATATGTCTGCCGGAAGTACAACACCGTCCTCAAGAAAACGACGATGCAGACCTTCTTTGAAGTCTGTCCGCCGGCGCTCATTAAAAGCTACAACAAAGTCGACCAAGAGCTGAACTTCATCAACGGCTCCAAGATTTGGTTTGGAGACCTGGAAGATGTAGACAAGCTCAAATCGATGAACCTCGGATTCTTCGCCATAGACGAGGCTTCGGAAGTACCCTACGACCGCTTCCTGCTTCTGGACTCCCGTCTCCGGCTGAACGTCCCCAATATCAGATACTACGGTCTGCTGGCCACCAATCCCGAACCGGGCTGGGTCAAAGAGAGATTCGTTGACAAGCAACTGCCAGACCACATCTTCGTTCCGGCTCTGCCGAAGGACAACCGCTACCTCCCAGAGGACTACGTGGCCAACCTCAGGAAGAACTATCCCGAGGAGTGGGTCAAGAAGTACCTGGAAGGGAACTGGAGCGTCTTTGAAGGACAGGTCTACAAAGAGTTTGACCGAAGCGTCCACGTCATCGACCCGGAACCGATACCCGAAGAATGGCCAAGATTCAGAACGATTGACTTTGGATACCGCAACCCTTTTGTCTGCCTCTGGATAGCCATCGACTACGACGATAACGTTTACGTCTACGACGAGCATTACCGGGCCGAGATGAAGATCAAGGAACACGCCGACGTGATCCTCAGGAAGTCAGGACAGCACAAGTTCACCGATTACGGAGACCACGAAGACCAGCAGTCTATCGCCGAACTGGAAGATTATGGAATCTACTGCCTGCCGGTGGACAAAGAGAAGAAGCTGGGGATTGACCGAGTGAAACTGTTCCTCCACCAGAAAAGGCTGTTCATCTTCTCGAACTGCGTCAACCTCCTAAGGGAATTTGAACTCTACCGCTACCCGGAACTGGACACTGATCATACCTCAAGACTGAATCGGGAAGAGAAGGAAGACCCGATCAAGGACAACGACCACGCCCTCGACGCCCTGCGCTATCTCATCTCCACGTATTTCAAGCCCAAACTGCCCAAGAAGAAGAAACCCATTTCATATACTGACCCTTTAATTGACATCAATGTCTACTAACGCACCCGAAAAAGAACAGGACAAGCTGATTGAGACCATCAATAAGCGATGGACAATCGGCCGCAACTTTCTCAAGCCCTATCTTGAGAACTTCACCCGTTACTACAAGATCTATCGTTCCTATGTGAACGACGACAAGACCCCCACCAAGCACAAGGTATTCAATCCCTACCTGTTTTCCGCCGTGGAGACCGCCACATCTAAGGCAGTGGCCAACAAGCCCAAGGGCTCATTCTCGCCTAAGACCCCGGACGACAATCCCGACACGGAAGAGCACAACCAACTCTTTGACCACTATTACAACGTCAAGGATGAGCAGATGTTCCTGAAGACCGCCGCCACTTTTAAGAAGGGACTCATGTACGGGACTGCCGTGGGAGAAGTCTTCTGGCGGTACGAAATGGGATTCAGAGACGGCAAGCAACAGGTAGTGTCCAACCGCCCAGCCTATCGACTCCTCAATCTGGAGAACGGAGAGTTTGTCTTTGACCCGGAGGCTGAGTGTCTGGATCAAGCCAAGTGGTTCATCAAGAAAGAGACCTGGACCAAGACAGACATTGAGAACATCAAGTCCAGCCCCTTCTCCAAGCAGTTCCAAGACCTCGACAAGGTGTTGGAAGCTTTTGACCGGATGGACTTCGATAACGACTCCTTCAGACAGGAGCACCTCAAGGTCAACGGCTCCACCGATACCAAGGACGAGACTATCAGCAAGGTGGACGTGCTTCACGAATACTCCGAAGGCAAGATCAGGACTCTGGTCGGGAAGAAGTTCCTCGTCAGAGACATCCCCAACCCTTACTTGTTCAACCATCCGTTCGTCTCGGTCATTGACCATATTGTTCCCAACGAACTCCTGGGCATGGGAGAGATAGAGCCGACCGAAAGACTTCAGCACACTTTGAATACCATCGAGAACCAGAGACGGGACAACGTGGCTCTCGTCATCAACCGCATGTGGCTCAATACCCCTAGAGGAGCCGACGACGAAGGCGAGTTGGTAAGCGCACCAGGAGCCATCATCAATGTGAAAGACCTCAGCGGAATTCAGGCACTCGATACGCCTGATGTAACCTCTTCCTCTTACAACGAGGCTGAGTCCATCAAGTCAGACATCCAGAACGCCCTGTCCATATCCAACTTCTCCAAGGGGACGGACGAGGTGGACACAGCCGGGAAGTCAGGCGTGGCTATTGGACGGCTTCAATCGGCCGCGGACGCCCGAATCCAGACCAAGATGCAACTCTTCGAGGAGATGTTCATCAAGCAGGTGGCCGAGAAGTGGCTCAAGCTCATCTACCAGTACGGAGACCAGCAACTGTCGGTCAGGATTACCGGCAAGCAAGGACAGGAATGGAAGACCGTCGACAAGCAAAGCATCGCCGGAGAGTACGACTACGAGGCGGAAGCCGGAAGCACCCAGCACACCGACAAAGGACAAGCCCGTGTTGAATTCACGGAGTTTATGAATACGATCCTCATGCTAGCCGACAAGAAGTCCACCACTTCCCAGCCTCAAGTAGACCCGGCTACGGGACAGCCAATGCCCCAAGCCCAGCCGGTAATCAACTATGACAAACTGGCCGAGACGTTAGCTGATAAGTACGGCATCAAGAACTTTGACGAGATTTGGATACAACCCCAGGCTGAGCCCGCTCAGCCGACAGGCGAGATGCTTCCCTCCGCAGAGATGCAGGCCCGACCCAAGGACTACGGACAAGGGGAAATGCTCCCGAGCATTGAAACAGCTAATCCTAACGCCGGCAGAGAACTCCTGCCCTCAATCCAATGATGACCAACAAAGAACGAATCAAGCTGGGAGACGATCTGGATAACATGACCAAGACAGACGGCTTCAGGCACTTGGCCGAGTACATCGCCAAGGAAAAGGAAGCCATCAAGGAGGCCAGCGTCAATCCCGGATTCAAGGACTTCGAGACCTACAAGGGCTACGTCAAGGCCTATGAAGCCTACCTGTCCATCGAGGATTGGATCGCCCGCCACATAGAAGCTAAGAACAAACTAATTCAAACCAATGAAGAATCTGAAACAGTGGCTCCAGCCGGGCCAGTTGAATAAGAACCTGGTCTTGGAGATCCTCAAGCTCCTTTTGGAGCAGGACAAGCCGATCAAGGTCAAGGTTGACCAAGAGGTAACGGTCAAATCCGAGAAGCCCTCCCAGATATTTGATGATCTAAAGGAAAACAATGCTACAAAATTCATCCCCAAGAGAGCCGATTAGCGAAGGCGCCCAGCCCGTAGTGATCCAGAGAGCTGGCGGACACTCCCATCAATGGGTTAGCGAAGGAGTCCAGAAGAACGGACTCACCGCTTATGTCTGCAAGAAGTGCGGGTACGGCCTGATGATAGACGAGACAATAGACAGTTTAGATAATTATTAGTAACACGTGTGTTCATGCGTGGTCGCAACCACGTTAAAACAGCGTCAAGAACACTATGGAGGAAACTCCACAAGGCGCAGGGGCTCCGGCCCCAGCAGGAGAAGCCACTCCTTCCGCCTCGCCAGCGGTAAATCCTGAAGCAGGCCAAACCACTGATCCGGGAGAGAACCCGTCAAACCCTGGTGGCAAAGAGCCTGAGAACTCGAAATTCGTTCCTTACGAACGATTTGAGGAGGTCAACAAGAAGATGCGGGACTATGAGACCAAACTCTCCCAGTTTGCCCCCAAACTGGAAGTGATGGACAAACTCCAATCCGCATTCAGTCCTCAAGAGGCCGAGGACTATTCACAATTCGAGTCTCCCCAGCAATTTATGGGGTACCTCGAGGAGAAGAATAAGAAGTTCCTCGCAGAACGGGAGGAAGCTCTCAAGCACGACATCCTATCGAGCGTCAATGCCCGATATGAACTCGAAACCTTGAAGAGCGAGTATCCCGAGCTGAAGGAGGACAAGGAATTCAGGGACATCGTGGTCAACCAGATGGCCCTCAATCCTGCTCGAAGCCCTCGGGAAATCGTATCCGGCGTAAAGAAGTACCTGGAATCCGTTACCGAGAAGGCCAAGAAAGCCCATGAGGAAGAGTTCCTGTCGAAGGGAACCTACTCGGGGAAGTCCGGCAACAATCAGCCTTACCAGTCCGATGAGGACAAGGAAGTGGCCAACTCGATTGTCAATGCCGGCAAACGTGGGGGCATATTCTAACCAATCTAAGAAAACACAATGCCTACGTTAATCTCAGGCGTTCGTGGAACAGGAAACGTATTGGCTGCCAAGCGCGTGGTCGATATGGCGAAATCAATCGCCGAACTCGAACCAGACGCATCCCCATTGACTGTCTTCTTGAAGAAGATGAATGGCAAAGGGAAAGTGGCAATCAACCCTAAGTTCAACTGGCTGGAGAATGAATTGATTCCTCGCTGGAACCAAATCAACTACTCCACCGGCTATACTGCGGGCGACACGCAATTCGTAGTCGATACGGGAGCCTACTTCAGAATTGGCGATCTAATCAAGAACGCCCGATCCAAGGAACAGATGTTGGTAACTGGTGTATCCACCAATACCATCACCGCTTCCCGAGGATGGGGATCGACATCAGCCGACACGATGGCTAATGACGACTACCTGCTCTTGATCGGAAATGCCAATGAGGAAGGCGCAACCATGCCTGCCAAACGAACCGTGCAAGAAGTCGAAAAGACTAACTACACACAAATCTTCAGAACTCCGTTCGGAGTGACTGAAACCGCTGACAAGTCAGAAATGTACGGCGGGAAAGACATCAATGTCGTTCGCAAGAGCGCGGGTGTCGATCACATGAAGTCAATCGAGGAAGCAATGCTCTTCGGTGAGCCCAAGGAAGACACCACGGGAACTCATTACCGACGGGCAACGGGAGGACTCAACTACTTTGTCTCCACCAACCGCACAGACGCGAGTGGAACACTGGCAGAGTCCGAAATGGAAACCTTCTGCCGTTCTATCTTTAGATACGGCTCAAACAAGAAACTGTTATTGGCTTCGCCTCTAATCGTTTCGGCTATCAACTCATGGGCGGGTGCCAAACAGCAAACCGTTCCGAAAGCTGAAAGCTACGGAGTAAACCTGAAGGAATACATTTCCGGGCACGGAACGCTCTACATTGCCAAGCACAACCTGCTTGAACAATCGTACAGCGGATATGCCTTCGCCGTTGATATGGACAACATTGACTATCGCTACATCCAAGGACGCGATACGAAACTGTTGACCGATCGCCAAGCGAATGACGAAGACTCAGTGGTAGAGGAATACCTGACCGAGTGCGGACTGCAACTCGATTTGGAAAAGACTCACGGAGTTCTTTACGGAGTTACAACTTACTAGAGATTAGCACTCGCTAGTTCGACTGTAGTTTGCTGGGAGGTTGTGGGATTATGCTTCCTCCCAGCCCATAATCCAAGTTACTAAACAACTATGAAATTTATCTCAAGATACAAAGAGCACCGAATCGTCATGAGTCCGACTATCGTGACTGTCACGAACGGCATCATGCACCGCCAAAGCGGGAAGTACATCGAGTTCTCCAATGGAGAATTCACAACGGGAGACCAAGCTGAGATCGACTTCCTGAAAGCCCGTCCCTACTACGGCATAGACATCTGGGAAGAGAAGACCTCTTCTGAAGTGAAGAAAGAAGCCGTTGAAGAGATTGCCAGGATTGCCAATGTAGAAGTCCCGACTTTCGGAGTGGACAAGCCGACCGAACCATTCAAATGCGCTAAATGCGGATTCGTGGCCAAGTCAAAGCTCGGACTGACCGCCCATCAGCGCAAATGCAATGCTGTTTAAGAGCATCTATCCCAATTTGCGGATAGGACGCGCCGGCAAGACTCCGATAGAGTTTTCTAACGGAGAATACCTAACCAGCGACAAGGAAGAAATTGAGTTCCTTAAATCCAAGCCGACCTACGGATCGGAGATAACCTCTGACCAGGAAGTCTCCGACAAAGTGGCTGAACACATCCCCGAGGACATCCCGCTCATTTCAGTAATTGTAATCTCAAGAGTGGGCGAGGCACTGGAGTGCATCCCCTCCCTTGAAGCCCAGACCTACAAGAATCTTGAAATCATCATCGAGTACGACTACCGCAAGGAGGGAGCATCGGCCTCTAGGAACAGGGGCATCAAGAAAGCCAACGGAGAGTATGTTCTCTTCTGCGACAACGACCTGATCCTTGAGCCTGACGCCATCCAGTCTCTCTATGAGTCCCTCCAAGGGAACAAGTGGGCCTTCGGAAGGTTTGAATGGGACGGCATTGAGTTCCTGCAAGGCAAGAGCCTCACAGTGCCGAAAGACAAGCACTCCGAGGATTACATCACCTATTTTCACGGCATCTCTTGCTTCTCTCTTGTCTCCACCGAATGCAAACCCCTCTTTGATGAGAAGCTGAGAAGGTTCGATGACTGGGATCTCTGGGTTAGACTCCATAAGGCCGGACACAACTTCTCTTTTTGCGACAAGATTCTGTTTCATACCAAGTCCCGACCGCACGGCATCTCATCCAACAACCAAGCCGATATAGATAAGTGGCTCAAAGTCCTTTACAAGAAGCACGGAGTAAAAAAAAAGCCTCAAGGCAAGCTGGCTGACATCATCATCCCCCACCACGACCGCCACGACCTCCTGAAGCAGTGCCTGGACAACCTCCCCAACGACCGATTCAACATCATAGTCGTCTCAGGGGGGACGTTCTCCCACAACTGTAACCAAGGAGCGAAGCTGGCCGAGACAGACAACCTCATCTTCCTGAATGACGACGTGATCCCCAAACCAAAGGTTTTGGAGGAGATAGCCAACAACCCAGCCGACATCGTAGGCGTGGCCCAGACCATTCCAGATCATCGTAAGACCTTCTACGGAATAGGACACTTTGTCAGGAACGGAAGCCTGGTGGCAGGACTCTCGGAGAGGCCCGAAGACTCGAGCTACCCGTCAGGATACTGTTTCAAGGTCAGTAAGACCGTCTGGGACGAGCTGGGAGGCTTCAGCGAGGCCTATAGGACAGGAGCAGAGGACAAAGACCTGTTCCTCCGGGCGATTCAGAAGGGATTGACCATTGACTATGTTCTTGAGCCGATGATCCACCTTCTAAGCCAGTCCGAAGGACGCCACAAGCACACCACCGAGAACGAAGCACTTTTCGATAAGCTCTGGCCCAAGGAGAAGATAATCAAACTACTCAACCTATGAACGATACAATCACATTAGGCACTCCGCACAACGGGGACATCACCCCCGAATACCTGATGAGTATGCTCACTACTCAGTCGCATATGCTCATCAATTCCAAGTACAACCTCCGCATTGATATTCGAGAAGGCTGTTACGTCCATCAGTCCAGAAACATCATGTTCCGCCGTTGCAAGGACGACTACCTCATGTTCATTGACACCGACATGGCTTTCCCGGCCGACGGGATAGAGAAGCTCATCAAGCTGGACAAGGACATCGTGGGAGGCCTCTACTACAATCGCAAGGACGCCATTCCCCTGGCTTTCAACGCCAACGCCGAAGGGAAGTATCAGAAGATTGAATCCGTACCCGACGCGCCGTTCCAATGCGACGCCATAGCCACGGGATTCATGCTCATCAAGAAGAAGGTGATCGACAAATTCAACGAAGAGATAGACTCCAAACGCCTCAAGGCTCTCCCCTTTGACTTCATTCGTTTTGAAGCAGACGGATTCGAGCTGGGAGAGGATATGGCTTTCTGCCGACGCGCCAAGGAATTGGGATTTGAAATTTGGTGCGACCCGACCATGGAATTGGTTCACGTCGGGAAGAAGTACATCGACCGCCGTTGGTACGAAGCCATCAAGGAAACCGCTAAAGATTTAGACTTAAATAAATGACCTACGGAACAATCAAGACCTTATTGGCCTACAAGTACGGAGAGTCTTCCGCTCCTTCAACGGGAGTGGAAAACAGGAACGCCTTTATCAACCTGGCCATGCAGGACATCGCCAGCCGGCACACCTTCTCCTGGAGACTGAAGAACTACTCGGCCGTCGCCAATGGGACGACCAGCGAAACGCTACCCACCGACTTTTCGGTTGATGGATTCAAGCAAGGTACGCTCAAGGTTGGAGGGATAGAGTACCTGGTCATCAAGGAAGGACAGGAGCAATTCTACTCCCACACCGAATCAGACGGCACTGTTGACTACCAGGACGGGCTGGCCATCATCAAGGGCAACAAGTCTACGGGCTTCACTCTTTACTTCCCTTCCGCTCCGACTGCGGGATCAGCCATTACTGGGCGCTACTTCTCAGATCCGGCTGACCTTTCAGCCGACGCGGATGTTTGCATCGTTCCCGACGGAGACGCCGTGGCTTCCCTCGCTTATGCCCAGCTCCTCGAAAGCGAAGGCGAGGTCAGCGAGGCCCAGGTCTACCGAGAACAGGCCGAGAACAAGATCGGCCAGATGATAGAACACGAACAGCGGAACAAGGGCCAGCGACAGATGATGACATCAGACGACTACCACGGATACTCAAGAGACTTTAAAGACTACTACTAATGCTCAGGGCAATCTCCAAACCTCAAATAGCGGATCGGAAGAACTACGCCTACCAGGACAACTTCTCTGGCGGGCTCAATACCTATTTCTCCGATGTCAACATCAACGACAACCAGCTTTCTGATTGTCTGAATGTCATGCCTGACGAGAACGGGATCATCAAGACCCGCTTCGGTTGCGTGGCTTTGGGTTCTCCCCTGCCCTCACGCACCAGAGGTCTGGGAGTCTATTACAAGGTTGACGGAACCCGATTCAGGGTGGCGATGAGCGGGACGGCTCTTTATAAATACAACTCGGTCACTGAAGTATGGGACGCCATCACGGGCAAGACCTACACCAGCGACCTGCAAGCCGACTTCGCTCAGGGAGGGAACTATCTTTTCATACAGAACGGCACCGACGCCCTCTCTAAGTTCAACGGCTCAACTATCGCCGACCAGGCCAATGGCCAGATCGGAGCGGGAATCATCTTCGCTCGCAGCCGGCTCATCACCTGGGGCGACACTTCCAATCCTTCCCGGATCTATCTTTCAGGAACCAGCGCCAATGTGGGGGACTTCTCTTCTGGCAACGGCGGCGAGTTCATAGACGTCAATAAGGACGACGGCCAGAAGGTAACCAGCGTCGCCAAATACGGCGAAGACCTCCTTATCTACAAGGACTACGCCACTTACAAGCTGACTTTCGATTCCAACGGACTACCGGTAATTTCCCTGGTCAACCCCGAGAGAGGAGCCATCACCCACCGGGCTGTGGACAACGTGGAAGACGACGTTTTTGTTATGACCCGCCAGCCGGGAGTATTCTCCCAAGGTTTCCGGGCCAACTTCCTCAACCAGATCAGATCCGATGAAGTTTCACTATTCATATCCTCCCTCATCGAAAGCATCCAGCCGAGCATGATCGACCAAGTAGCCGCTATCTACTTCCAACGGAGATACTACTTGGCCTTTGCTGAAGCTGGACAGACCGCCAACAACCGAATCCTCATGTATGACGCCGTAACGAAGTCCTGGTGGCTCTGGAACGGCTGGAGCGTCAACTCATTCACAGTTTATGCAGATACCGACGGAGTGCAGCACTTTTACTTCGGATCGGACACCGACGGCCAAGTCTACGAGATCAGTGAAACCGCCACGGATGACGCCGGGGTGGCCATAAACTCCTCGATGACCAGCAAGGCCTATGCCTATGAGAAGTTCGACGTGTTCAAGCGGATCAACTGGATTGACTTCCTCTTCAAGAATATCAAAGGCACTCTCAATATCAGCGTCTACCTGGACTCAGACACTTCTAGCGTTTCCAAGACTATCGGTGCCCTCTCGGGCCGAATGGGAATTGGAACGGGGCTCTTCGGAAGAATCTTCTTCGGGGTAGACCCCTCGGACGCCGAAGTTACATCCGAGAGCGTCTCCCGTCCTAAGAGACTCCGAATCAGGGAAAAGTCCCGCACCTTCAAGTTCAAGCTATCCACTAATGGGGTAGGACACCGCTTTTCACTACTGCAAATCGCCGTTGAATATAAATACAAGTCGCCCCGTCTGTTCACGAGGAGCGACATAATCAACTAATCAACACTTATGAAACTACGCTGGGACGACATCGACAATAATTTCTCAACCACGCTATCAAGCGCCATAACCGCCGCCTCGACTTCCATTCCCTTGGAGGCCGTTCCCTCCAACGCCACGGAAGGCTTCCTGGTCATTGACGAGGAGACAGACGCCAAGAGGGAGTTCATCTACTTCTCCTCGGTGGGGGCCACCTCGGTGGTTTGCCCTGCCACTGACGGGCGAGGCCAGTGCGGCTCTTCCGCCACCTCCCACGACTCGGGAGTATCGGTCAAGATGGTTCAACTCCGAGAACACTTCAAACCCTTTCGGGACGCAATAGTCACCGGGTGGGCAGAGCTTAACTATACGGCAACCTATGCCTCAGCTTCGAGCATAACCATTCCGACCGACCTGACAACCCTCTTTACTGAAGGCCGGCGGATCAAACTCAACTTCGCTTCAACTGGGATTGTCTACTGCACCATTTCCTCTTCTACTTATGGCGCTCCCAATACGACCATCGTCCTTTCGGGAGGAACTGTCGCCAATGAGGTCATTTCCAATATCTACACCGACCTTAGCCCGACAGGAAGCACGGCTGACGTGATGCGAGCATCTTCGGTACACGCCGCCACCTCGAAGACCACCCCGGTTGACGCTGATGAGCTTCCCTTGGTGGACAGCGCCGCCTCTTTCGGCCTCAAGAAACTGACCTGGGCCAATCTTAAAGCGACCCTAGCCTCTGCCTTTCTTGCTGTGACTGGTGGCACCCTCACCGGGGATATCCAACTCGGAGAGACAGACATAAAGCTCGACGCTGTATTAAGCGCAGACGAGAAATGGAGCGGAATAGTTATTGCCGGAGTTTCTGGAGTAACCACCTTGGCTGTGGGAGACCTTTGTTATCTCAACGCCGATGACTCACGTTGGGAATTGGTAGACGCCAATCTTTCGGACGGATATGACAAGCAACTGGGAATTTGTGTTCTAGCAGGAGCGGATGGTGCTGCAACCGAGATGTTAGTTTACGGCAAAGTAAGAAGCGCCGCATTTCCAGCTTTCACTGTCGGTTCTCCTCTCTATATTTCAGAAACGGCGGGTGATATGACTCATACCGCTCCAGTTACCGCTGATTCTGCAACAAGGATTGTTGGAATAGCACTTACCGCCGAAGACTTGCTCTTCAATCCTTCTAATGACTATTACACTCACACTTAATATGGCTTCACAAGAAATCAATTCAACCTCCTGGCTCGCTAACGCCAACCTCAAGGCCTATTACCGATTTGAATCGGGAGCTTTGACTACCGACAGTTCGGGCGAGTCTCATACATTGACTGCGATAAGCGATCCAGCTGAAGTGGCAGGAAAGTTTGGAGGAGGGGTTGACCTTGATTCAGGCGATGCGTATTCGGCGGCTAATCACGCTGACTTCAATCCAACAGGATCATTTTCTGTTGGCGGTTGGGTAAAGACTACGGTAGATGCTCAAGGAATTATATTTGGCAACCAAACCTCCGTCACCAATCACGCTGGCTATTATTTGCAGGGTTCATCTGCCACCACGGGACTACCCCAATTCTTCATTGCGAGAAATAATGGTGGAGGTGCTGGAGTAGGTTATCAAACAATAATTGGAGGAACCGCTACCAATGACGGAGCTTGGCACTTCGTGGTTGGGGTATGGGACGGAACGAATATGAATTTGTATGTTGATGGAAAGGCAGATGCTGTTCCAGTCCCTTGGTATGCACCCGCGTATGATACCGCTAATCAAAAGGTTAGGGTTGGTTGCCGTATGATTAACGGAACCACAAATATCAATTTCATTACAGGGCAACTCGATGATGTATTTCTACTTAACGGAACCGCCCTTACTGCTGAACAAGTCTATGGACTGTACATTGGATGGAACAAATATAACGGATTGACCAATCTGAGCGTCAAGACAATCAACGGACTGGCCATAGCCAGCGTTAAGACAGTAGACGGAATCTAAATGGCCTTGACCACTCCCGTAACATCCAATTCCTTACCGCAAAGCCAAGAGTACCTGCGCGAATCCCAAGAAGACATTAGTGCGCCTCCCTCAACCCAGTCTTTCGGATTACCCTCAAACCAGTAGCAATTCCCATTCCTCTTAACGAGTCGCTTGAGGAACTTGGAAACCCCGGAATGGACGCACCGATCAACAGTGCATTTGAAGACGCAGAAATCACCCACCTGACAATCTTTCATGTACCAGAGTCGAATGTCCTGTCCGTCCGCAAATCCATACTGAATCATCGAAGTGCCGGTAGCCCGAGTCTCAACCCAGTCATAATCTGAATAGTCAACGCTGGTCGCCCAATTCAAGTACTGCTCGGTTTCATAGAAGGAAACGATTTCATAGAATGGCATCGGCTCCGCAACAGGGGCAGAGTCGGCCCGCCTGACGAATACGAATACCACTCCTAAGAGCAAGCACGATACAACAATGGAGATAAATGTTTTCATAACTAACAACTAACACACTAGCAAAATCTGTCAAGTTCACTTATCCACAGGGGACTTTGACACAAACAAAATTATGGCATGGTGGAACGCGGCGAGTAACATCTATAACATCGCCAAGAAAGAAGTCAGCTCTCTGAGCAAATCGAAGAACGTCGCAGACGCCTTTAAGAATCTATACAAGGATGTCAAGAAGGGAGTGTCTACCCCTGGAGGAGCATTGGGTGCTTACTCTTATGCTTCCAAAGCCGGGGCGGCCGTCAAGACTGCGGCTAAATATTCAAGCCCCGCAACCTACGCCGTCAGCAAGGTAATTCCCAAAGCCTTCTCCAACTCGTCCACCAGAGCGGCTGAAGAGAAATCCAAGGCAGAAGCTAAGAAGAAAGCGGAAAAGAAGGCTGAGGAAAAGCGGAAGGAGGCCGAGAAGAAGGCCGTCCAAGCAAGGAAGACATCCATATCCTCCATAATGCAGACGCCTTCAGCTCAGTCCACTCCTACGGCTCAACCCGCACCGTCTTCTTCTTCTACGGGTACCCCGCAACCATATTCTCTGCCGACCGCCGATCTAGGAAACCTCTCTCCAGAACAACGGGCATCCGCCGATCAGAACAAGTACTGGACTCAACTCGGCCTTGATCCGACTCTTTCCGAAGAAATGGGAGTGTCCCAGTCCGACCATATCAATGATTCTTACAGCGACTACAGCGGCAAGGTGGACAGGGAGAGACTGAATACCGATGAAGGATACAAGAACAAAGTCTCATCAGACCTGGACGCCTTTCAGCAACTCATAGCGGGAGAGATCAACAAGGAACGGGTGGCCCAAGGACTGCCGGAGCAATCCTACGACCAGATTATCTCCGAGGCTTTGTCCGCCGTGAGGGGTGAACAGGCTACCAGCCCGGAGGGTGCCGCCAGCAATTACATGAGCCAGGCCCTGTCCGACAGCGCCACAAACGAAGTCAACTACGCCAACATCATGGGGACGTCTAAAGAGGCGGCCGACAGTTCCCTCGCCAACAACGCCAAGCTGGCCAAGGATCGTTACGCCTTCCTTACAGGAGACATCAAGTCCCGGCTTCCTATAGCAGAGAAGGAGAAGACCGCCGCCCTTTCAGGGGTGGATTCTGAGATGCAAAACCTCACCACCAAGGCCGGTATCGGCAAGGAGAACGTCCTCGCTCAATACGCCGACACCGAGGAGAACCTCAAGGAGGAGAAGGCCAAGCTCGACCAAGACCTAGCCCGGATCTTCGAGGGACGGAATGTTGTGGACTCATCCTACTTCATCAAGGAAAAGCAGAAGTCCAACGACAAGTTCCTCGGGACGCTGGAGAAGCTCGGAGGGGAGAAGTCCCGCCAGCTCGCCGCCTATGACGCCGATATCACCTACTATCAGAAACAAGCGGTCGATAAGCGGGCCGAGATTGAAGCGGCCTACGCCAAGACAGTCCAGCAGATCAACTCGGACCTCACCAAGACCCAGTTTGAACAAGAGGACGCCCTGGCCAAGCTCGAATCCGAATACAACACCAAGATCAGCACCATCGACAACAACATCATGGAGTTCTCCTTGAAACAACAGGAGTTCCGCCAAGGAGTCAGCCAATGGTACGCCGAACACTCAGCCGATTTCTCCGCCGCCGCCGCCAAGCAGACCGAGGAAGCGGCCATGAAGTCCAATCCCGTCATTAAACAGTACATGGACATGGGATTCACCTTGGCTCAAGCCCAGCAATTGGCCGGCAAAGCTATTTCCCAGACTGACGCCAAGAAGACCCAGAACCAAATAGACACCGAGATCCGTCAAGATCTCATCTCGAGCGAAGCTCAAGACATGAGCGAAGAGGAAAAGATTCAATACATCGTCTCCAAAGGAGGCAAGCCTGAAGACTTTGGCTATTATCCATCCTACTAATGTCAGTATCAGACCTGCGAAAATTCAAAGGTAAGTCCGCCCGGTCAAGCTCTAGTCTCCAACAGTTCAAGAGCCAATACCGAGCCTCTCAGCCTCAAGTCAAAGCCACCCCTCAAAAGAAGGGAGTGGTTCGCAGTGTCTGGGATAAGTTCGTGGACTACTCTACCCGACCCTTGGCTTCGTTCTCCAATGCGGTGGAAGATACGGGGAAGCTGATAGGACGGGGTATCGCCCGGACTGTCAACCCGCAGAAGGAAGGCTCTGGCTCTTGGGGAGGACTCCTCAAGAACTTCGGGAGCAACTTCCTCTCCAACCAGAAGGGAGCCTGGACGGGAACGAACAAGCGCACCTTCTCGACAGTAATGAACGAAATGGCCGATGCGCCAGGCCAGAACCACTTTGAAAGAGGACTCAAGCGAACCCTTGGAATGGCCGGAGACATCTTCGCCGACCCTCTGAACAAGGTCAGCGTGCTTGGCCTAACCAACAAAGGGAAGACCGCCGTCAAGACCGGAAGTCTCGCCCTCTCCGCCGCCGAGCAGGCCCAGAAAGGCGAGCGGGCCCTCCTTCAGATCGGATCGAAGAACATCCTTCCTTCAGTTGGAAACAAGGTGCTTCAAGGCTCTACCGCCGTGAACGACTGGATTCGAGGCACGAAGATTGGAGGTAAGGCGGTCAACGCCCTCTCCGCCCTATCCACCAAGGTCAGACCCGCAGCAGTGGCAAGAGACGAATGGGACATCATCAGCAAGGCCAAGGACGCCGCCCGAAACACTTCGGGATATATGTCCGACAAGACGATTGACCTGGCCACCGACGCCGAGAAGATCCTCCGCAATCGCAAGGCCACCCAAGCCGAAAGAGCCATCCTTTTGGAAGCCGTTGAACTTGGAGACGAGAAGATTGTTCCTAAGGGACTGGAAGACCTTTGGGCCACCGCCATGGACTTCAAGAAGTCCAACGATACCCTCTGGAAAAAGTACGGAGGCTCGATACTTGAGGGCCAAGGACTTTCCCATATTGCCACCAAGGAAGTGGCCGACGCTTCGAGGAAGCAGGCTCTCAAGGGAGGCAAGATATTCTCACCTAACACACCCAATGACGCACACCGCCAATGGGTCAAGGTAGACGGCAAGATAGTCAACCTGGCCGATGAAGGCATCAGCTACGTGGACGACGCCATGGAGAAAGGAAAAGGCGGATTTTTCAATAAAGCAGGCCAGTCAATGAAGGTTGATCAGGCCACCGCCGGCGAGGTCAATCGCTGGCTAAAAGGACAAGGCAAGTCTCCCCTCTTCCGGGAAAACCTCCCCGAGGTTATGGCCCGCATGGGTCTCTCTACTGGAAAGAAGAAAGCCGGATGGGAGTTTTTGGAGGCGACCAAAGCAATCAAGTCAGAAGCCGGAAAGAAGCTGGTCAACGAGACCTACCAGCGCATGACAGATGTGGAGGCCCTCAACAAAGCAATTCAGGGTTACGACACCCTTTTAGGATACTGGAAAGCCCAAGCTCTTATCTCCCCTTCCTACCATGTCAGGAACATGGCGGGGAACTTTTGGAACAACTACCTCGCCGGAGTGAACCCGGCCGACTACGCCGACGCCATGAAGATTCAGACTCAGATGAAGCGAGGCACCCTTACAGGGAAAACCGCCGACTGGGTAGAAGAGATGAAACAGCACGGCATCCTCGGAGAAGGACAGTACGCCAAGGAAATTGAACAGGTGCTGGATGATCAGATCAGAGGAGGCAACTGGAAGCCTTGGAGCCGAAGCAACAAGGTATTCAAGGGCAACAGGGCCGTCGGGTCAGTGGTGGAAGACAACGCCCGCATCGCCCACTACCTCACCAAGAGGAAGGCGGGCTTTACCGCCGTTGAAGCCGCCCGATCAGTAAAGGAACACCTCTTTGACTATGGAGACCTTACCTGGACGGAGAAGAACGTGATGAAACGCCTGATGCCTTTCTATACCTGGACATCCAAGAACATCCCCCTTCAGGTCAAGAACATGTTCCAACAACCCGGAAAGTATTCCAAGATCGCCGTGGCCAAGAAAGCCATTGAAGACAACGTACCCCAGACGGACGAACGCTGGCTCAATGACTACATCAAGTCCAACTCCCCGATCAGACTCAGGCAGGACAAGGAGGGCAACACCCAGTACCTCCTACTCGGACAGTGGCTTCCCGCCTCTTCCGCAATCTCAGTCCTATCCCAGCCTTTGGATAGCGTAGTCGGGATGCTCACCCCGGCCCTCAAGATGCCGGCCGAGACCCTCCTCAACAAGTCTTCCTTCTTCAAGGACACTATGGGGAGTTACACCGACCTCGAGGCCTTCCCCGGACAGAAGAAGAACTTCCTGGGGCTAGATTTGAGCCCTAAGACGATCAACGTGCTTCGGAGTATCAGAATGCTCAATGAGCTGGATAAACTCAACCCAGGGGAGATTTGGGGCTCTAAGAAGCAAGGTAGCGTCTGGGCGGACATGGGATTCGAGAAAGGTTCCCGCAAGCGGGGATCTCGCTACTCTCCCGACAGCGACCAAACAGCTAGGATGACCGGGCTCTTTGTCGGAAAGACCTCCAACTACGATCCTCAGTCTTCCAAGTATTTCTATGATCGGGAGACTCAAGACCGAGTGAGCGAATACAAGAAGGAGATCAAGGACGCCCAGAAGAACCAGAACTCCCAGCGGGCCCGCAAGGTCTCCGAAGAGATGCGTAACTTCCTAAGACAACGCAATGGCCAGTGACCATGATCTACTCAATCAAGAACACGAGATACCAGCCCGCGCCAAACGGGTGCTTCAGGTTGACGAGAATGGAGACCCCGTAACTGCTTCTGGTTACGAAGTGGTCGGGGTTAAGAACGTCGCTGGCACTCGGATCAGCCCCGCTACCGAAGAAACACTTCAATCAATAGCTGGAATGGAAATACCGCCCTACGACACCATTGAGGCAACCTACCCGGACACTTCAACCGAGGTCTACACCTACAAGAAAGACAGCGTAACAGTAGGAACGATTACCGTGACCTATTCCGACCCGGTAACCAAACAGATTCTAACTAGCGTAGTCAAATCATAATGGGACTCAAATTTAATCCTACAACTGGAAAACTTGACATGACTGGGGGAGGAGGATCTGGCTCTCCCGCTGGAAACGATACCGAAATCCAGTTAAATAATAACGGCTCTTTTGGTGCGGAAACTGGCTTTGAATACCACGATGATACGCTATTTGCACCAGGCATAGTCAATGTCGGGGGAGAAGCTACCAATGCCTATTCCTCTTTTCAGGTCAGAAGACCAGATATTAATTCTGTCTATATTCTTTTAGGAAACTCTGAAACAGGCGGGTATGATTGGGTTTATGGTGCGACTGCTTATAATAATGGACTAATGGGAGGTGGATGCTTTCCCTTTTATGTTCTCAATTCTGCTGAACTTGGCGAGGCTCTTATTTATTACATAGACGGACACACAGGAGATGTTCATTACAAATACGGAATGACAATTGATGACGCTTTGCAAGTTGATGGCTATTCCCAGTTTAATGATGATGTTGATATTACAGGCGACCACAAATTAAGTATCAACCTTGACCACACTGACGAATTGAGCGACAGCCATATTTCTATCCTGAACTACTCTAATTATAGCGATGTTGACCACACTGGAACTGGAGTAGCGGAGGTGTCTATTGTAGGCGACCACTATCTTGGAAACATTTCTCACAGTTACAGGTTAGTCATTACTACTTCCGAGGATTATAACTCCACAATGGACATTTACAGGGATGGAGTATATTACACATCATCAAACATTGACACAGAACCTCTTGATTTTGATACATCAATAAACAGTGGATTGCAGGTTCAGTTCTCGTCAGTTTATCCAGACCTGGTTGTCGGAGATGAATATTCTTTCAATTTAGTAGCAGCTAACCCGTTCAAGATTTACGACAACGCTGGGAATATCAAAATGGCTCTCACGCACAGAGGCGGTCTTGGACTTGGAATGGAACCAGACGATACATATCAGATAAAGGTAAAAGGAAAAGAGTGGTATATTTTAGGGCAAGATAGAAATTCTGGGGCTGATAGTGATAAGCACGAAGTCATTGATTGGAATGGAAAATTTTCGGTAGAACTTATTCATACAGCGTTGGACCAGAAGATTTCTAGTATCGGAGCTTATGATAGGTCTATTTATGTATCAGTAAATCAGGAAGATGGCGAGGGTGGATATACTAACGAATTGTCAGAGCTTCAGTTGGGTAGAAATGACGCTTGGTTTGCACAACTTCCATCACGCTTAAGCGGCAGCGGAGAGGAAACACGCTACGAGTTCAATGCTCAAAATCATCAACTTAACTCTAATGGGGATGGATATAACGCCTATGATTTCAAGTTTAGGGACTCTAAGGAAAAAGCCTATGGTGCTAGGAACCTAATCCGAGCCTATGATGTAGACAATTCTCTAGAAACTTTCTATCTTGGTTATCGTGGCGACCTATCTTTGGGAGAATCAAATATTACTGCTGACGCCTTTTTGAATGTCAAACAACGACCACGCTTTAGTGGAATTAACTCAATAATGACTGGAGAGCAGAACGACTTCCATCTTACCAATTACTACAACTACGACTACGAATCAACTAATACCTTTGTGGTTGAAATAGATGGGTCTGGTTCCACTGCTCCAAAATGGGTTTCAGCTAAACTTAACAATGGACTAGATTTTTCTTCATCATCGCAAATAGTAAGAATCCCCAATCTTTCATCTTTAACTACCTTTAGTGTTTCTTTTTGGATAAAGCGTAGAAGAACAAGCACTGGCGATGATACCGAGCGTATTCTTATGCCTGATGTGTTTGGTGGTTGGGGAATCTATATCCAGAGCGATAACAAGGTCTACTTCGGTAAAGTCGGCTCTTGGGGTCAGGCAAGTTCCATAACACTCGCTGATACAGATTGGCACTTTGTTGTTATCTCTTATAACGGAACTGATATAAAGTTTACGATTGATAACACTGACGCTGGAACTGTTACCCAATCGGATTCTTTTGGAAGCACAGGAGATTATGTTTTCGGACATCCTTCTTATGGTGGAAACCTGATGGCGACACTTGATGAGTTCATTATCTGGAACAAGGTATTGAGCACCGCCGAAAAAACAGCCCAATGGAATAGCGGAACTGGATTGGAGGAAACCTCAGCCAACACCGATATTCTTTGCGGTTGGCATTTCAACGAAACCACGGGAGATGTTGCTGATGACTTTATGAGTGCTGGATATGACGGAACGCTGTCTGGTTTTACTGCCACTGATACCTTCAGATGGTCAAACGATGGCGGTTCAAGCTGGGCAGAAGAATTTCAGCCTTGTATAGATTCTAGTTCTCCAAAAACCATTGATGGAACACTTACTTTCTATTGGGATGCAACTATTGGACACTCGCTTGGAGATAGATGGGAGTTTACTTGTTACTATGATGCGGACATCTTCAAATTAAAGAAGTATGACGATTCCGAGGTGTTCAGAGTTAGTTATCGGGGGGATGTCTATGCGGACAGAACAATAGAGGCTGGAACCAGCAGTGGAAACAATGTCTTTAAGGGGGTCACCGAACTTCGTTCTAACTTTTCTGGCGGAGGTTCAACATTCTTCTTAAACAACGAAGACACCACTGGAGATGTGGCGTTTGACTTCTATTCAGGGGGAAGTGTTGTCACTAACATTGCTTTGTCTTTGCAGGATTCTGAAAACCAACGAATGACCATAATGTCTTGGAATCCCTACGGACACAATCTGACATTGCTAGAGGCTAAAGATGGAAATGTTGGCGTCTGGACTGATAGCCCTCAATATCCTTTAGATGTAGACGGACAGATTTACGCTTCTGGTGATATCGAATCAATCAGCGGAATAGTCCTAACCTCTCCCGACACATCACGCTGGAGGATTACAGTCGAAGATGATGGAGCATTAACAACCACTAAGATAGTCTAATATGGGAAAACACCAACTCACAAGTGAAAAGGGACAGGCAAGCGGATATGCCGAACTGGATGGAACAGGTAAGGTTCCAGCTGGTCAACTGCCAACCGCAGGGGCTGGGGATATGCTCGCTTCAACCTATGACCCGACTTCCGTTTCTGGAGATGCTTTTGATATGGACAATATGGTTGAGGGAGATACCAACAAACTGGTATCGGCTGCCGAGAAATCAACCTGGAGCGGAAAGAGTGATTTGGCGTTAGGCGATTTATCCAGCAATGCCTACCCTGGTGACAAGGGAAAGACGGCTTATGACCATTCTCAAGCCGCTCATGCCCCTAGTGGTGCAACCGTGGGGGCTGATTGGAATACGAATATTTCCAACAAACCAACACTACTAACCCTCGGAGAAACCGAAACCACCGCTCATAGGGGAGATGAGGGACACACCGCCTATGACCATTCTCAATCAGCTCACGCCCCTAGCGGTGCGACAGTCGGAGCAGACTGGAATACCAATGTTTCCAACAAGCCGACCCTGGGGACTGCCGCCGCCGAGAATGTCGGAGCCTTTGAGGCTGCTGGGAATGTTTCCACTCACGCTGGACTTACCACGGGGGTTCACGGAGTGGGAGCGGGAACCATCGCCAAGACGGCTGATATTACCGCCACCAAACTGGACGATTTTGCCACTCCTGATGCCAACACTGACCTCAATGCCAACACCACCAATCACGGACTACTTTTACAAGCCACCGCTCCTGCGGCTGGACTATATAATTATGTTGGGATAACCAACGGGGAAACTGTTTATTCAAACAAGGCTCTTTTCGACGCCACCAATCCATCAACCCAAGCTTTTGGGGATGCCGCCGTGGTCGGTTCGGCTACTGTTGCCGCCAGGCGTGACCACAAACACGCAATGATGTCTGAAACCTCACACGCCACCTTGGCGACCCTTGCTTCTCCAACTTTTACTGGGACAATAACCATTCCAGCCACTGTCGGGACTCCCAGCACCTGCACCGCCGCTCATACTGGAACAGCGATACCACTGACCGCTACTGTTTGCGAAATCACTACCGACGGAGATTCTGACCTAGACAACGCCACCCTAGCTAACGGAACAGCTGGACAGATAATCTATGCCTATGTAAAGGCCGTCGGAAATGCCGCCGACTCCTTAAAGATAACTCCAGCGACAAGTTTGTGCGGAACGATTCAGTTTGGGGTAAACCCAGTTGGTAAGGGAGTGATTCTTGTTTATACATCTGCTGGCTGGGCTTGTGCTGGTTCGTTCGGACGGAAGATACCCGAATCAACAACGGTGACCACGGGAACGGCAGCCAGAACTCTCACGGGCGCTCAACTGGTAGCTGGCAACATTCAGGAACTAACTGGAACTACTTCAAGAGCCTTCACCTTTGACACTGGAACAAACATCTCCAATGCCTATATTGCTGCCTATGGTGCTGTTGCGGTTGGAAATTCCTTTTCTTTCGTGTGTAAGTCTTCGGGAACCTCATCGGGAACTATTACTTTCGCTGCGGCTCCTGCTGGAGTCACCATAACCGCCCAAGCCACGATAGCGATTGGAACATCAAGATATATAACCCTAGTCAATACAGGTTCAAATACCTGGACTGTTTATTAACTAATAAGTTTTATAATGTTATGGAAACATACACAAAAGTAGGAGCCAACCTAATCAAAATCACGACCACCTCAACGGTAAATGGGGTAGAGATAGTCAACGAGAAAGTAATCTCCCTGGAACAACTGGAAGTGCTTAAGAAAAACTTAGACCGCAAGAAATTGGAACTGGACGCCGAATACGCCAAGCAGTCGGAAGGTCTGAATGTCGCCCTTACTTCTATTAACAGTGCCTTGGTTGAAGCCCCGAAAATGGGAGTTAAAACAATGGAAGCGATCAAGAACGAAGTAGCCCAAGCAGAGGCGTTAAAACCAATCGAATAATATGCCTAACATGGACTGCGTGCCTCCGTGCACCGACCTACAACTCATGCAGAAAGACATTCAAGAGATCAAGGTGTCGCTGGAGGACATCAAGAATCTCCTAAACAAGCTTGATCGAACTAAGGCCGACATCTGGGTTGAACGGGCCGTTTCTGGTTTCGTGGTACTCCTTGTCATGGGAGCCCTCTACCTGATTTTCGATCATGTAGGAATCCCCCGCTAGTCACAGTTTATCCACTTCCGTTTGGTCAACACTTGTTGTCCAATATAGGGAGACAGCCATGTTCTTTACCAAGTACTGCCCGAACTGCAACTCCATCTTCGGATGTGTGTTCCTCGGCAAGAGACTCAAAGGCGGATTATGCGACAACTGCATAGCCGACCTCTGCCAGATCTTCGAACCCGAAGAGATCCTCGAGGATCTCTGCCCCTATTGCCGTGAAGATTGGCTTCACCTCTTAGACGCCTTGAAAGGAGGAGAAGATGGCGAGGACGTTCAGGAGGCAAAAGACCCCCAGTAAGGAGAAGGTCGTTGCCAGGAAGAACATCACCAAGCATCACCTTCACCCCAAATGCCGAGGAGGAGGCAAGTCCCAGAGCAATCTGTTGACGCTCTGGAACGACCGGCACTTCTACTGGCATCGCCTGTTCGGCAACATGAACCTGGACGAGGTGATTTCAACTCTCGTCCGACTCAAGCACTGGAAGGAGGCTAGACATGGCGCAGTTCGCTATGATTACCTGCCCCAAGTGCCACAGGTTCAAGAAGTTCGGGAACTGGATCGGGCTGAGCATCGAAGATAGCGCTCGCCTCGCCCAGTACGACTATCGGGAAATCCCGGAAGTCTGCCCCGACTGCATCAAGGAGCTGGACACCGCCGAAGTTTCGGCCCAACTCTAACCGCAGGGGGGAAATCTGCAACCGCAGTGCTCCCCCCCATATCCCGATAGAGGATTTCCCCCTATTCCTCTATCGAGACATGGTTAACAATTGATAACCGACAAAACCCTATGGTTAACAAGAAGAAGAAAGACAAAGACGGGTACACCCATCACATCCGTACCCATCGCTACAAGTACTCCTTCAAGGAGGGCTTGGCCGTCGGAATAATTATAGGCGGGCTCGTCTCCGACCTCATGTTCCTTCTCGGCTATTTTACTGATAAGTAACGCTCTATTTGTAACTTTTGGAAGCTGGCGCTTCAAATCCTGTTGGTGCTTTCGCTGATTACCCTGATATTCCTCCTCACCGCCAAAGCAGTCTCAGGGATTGAGCCCAGAACAAACGAAAGAGGAAAATGGACTATCGAATAGACTACCTATACCCCATAATCGTAAACTGTCGGCTTTTCCGTCACATCTATCGTATTACCAACGGGGTAACCTCCCTTATTGGTTTTCAGTCCGCCGAGCAAGCTAATCAATTCATTCAAAGCTATGTCCAAGATCGAAACAGTGGCCAAGGCCATTCAGAAACACGAGGGGTTCTTTGCCCCAGGCGAAACCCCGAAGTATCCTAGCGGGACGCTGGCCTGGAAGAACAACAACCCCGGCAACCTGGTCTTCGGAGAGCTGGCCCGCGCATTTGGGGCCGAAACCTACTACGAACACCCTCGCACCAAGCACAAATTTGCCATCTTCCCTTCCTATGAGAAAGGTTTTGGGGCATTGTGTCGTCTGATAGAGAACGCCTGCACTGGCAAGTCAGCTATCTACAAGCCCGACTGGACAATCCTTCAGTTCTTCACCAAGTACTCCCCTATCAGGGACAAGGCAGGCAACATCACCCCCAACGTGCCTTACGCCTCGGCCGTGGCCAAAGAACTGGGCGTCTCGATAGCGACCCGAATTGGGTCACTTATCGAACAGACAACCGACTTGGCCGAATACGCCGTCTACTCCCAGCGAGATCCCCGGTGGAAGGACACTAAGTTGGGTTTCGGTCAGACGACCATCGGAAGCCACGGGTGCTTTCTCACCGCCCTCAGCATGGTGGTCAAGCAACCGCCGAACGTGGTCAACGCCATTCTCAGGAGGGCCAGCGCCTTCAACCAAGATCTCATCATATCAGACAAGGCGGCCCAAGCTCTCGGACTTCAGTACGACGGACGGGACTACAACATCGACAACATGCCCGCCTACTCCCCCTCGATCAAGGAGGTGGATATGAGTCCGGCCCCAGGGAAGCAACAGCACTTCGTCCTGCGGGTGATCCGGGGAGAGGAGAAGTACATCATCGACCCCTGGACTGGAGAACAACGCCGTATCAACTACTACCCATTCGTTTCCTATCGTCTCTTTAAGAAACTAACATAACCCTATGCAACCAATCATCGACTGGTACCAAGGACTACCGGACAAAGTGAAGAAGATCCTCAAGGGCGCGCTTATCGCCGCTCTCGGGCTTCTGGCCACATTCCTTGAACAGCAGATCCCCGGAATCAACTTCGGGAAGTATGCCGTCTACGCCGTGGCCCTCAATTCCATTATCGTGAACGCCCTCAAACAGTACGTTCTTTACAGCTCAGTCAAATAGGTCTCTGCTACTTTTAATAGTACGGGAGAAATTGGGGCCCTTTATGTGCCCCTATGCATTCTGCGCCGCCTCACTATACCAGTGGGGCGGTTTTGCTTCCTTGACATATAATCAGGATTTGCTAGTGTTGGACTATGATAATATCACCAACCGAAAAGGAGATAGTGAAGTTTATCCGTCGCTTCACCACTCACAACAAAAGGAAGTACGGGGTTTCCTCAATCACCCAATCGCAGATTGCGGAACACTTCGGATATGACCGCGCGGCCATCTCCTATTTCAAGATGAGACTCTACCGCCAAGGGCTGATCACCTCCCAGGAAGGCAAAGGGAGTTGCTTCTGGCAACTGGTATAGTTATCCACAGTTTGTCCCTTTGACAGATATTGCAGACGTGCTACTGTCATTTCAGACACAAACAAATGCAAGACAAAACCCCGCGAAACAATACAATAAGTGATTATTGCCTACAAAGGCCAGGTTCTTGCATCTTCGCGGGTGTTGCCTGGCCTTTTTAGGTTGTAAGCTTATGGACTGCGGCTGGATCAAACTACACAGACAAATAGACGACAACCCTATTGCCACCCGCCCGGCCTACCTTTCCGTATTCCTATTTATCCTCCGCCACGTCAATCACAACGACCGTCAACTAATTTGGAATAACCACAACACTATGATCAAGCGAGGCTCATTCATAACCTCCTCCGAGAAGATATCGGCCGGAACCGGCGTTCCGCGAGGAACGGTAGAGCGAATTCTAAAATACCTCGAAAATGAGGTGATGATTGAGGAAGTAACTACACACAGATTTCGGCTTATCTCCGTAGTAAACTACGACAAGTATCAAAACAGTGAGGAAGTGAATGAGGAACAAGTGAGGAGCAAACGAGGAACAAGTGAGGAACAAGTGGACACAAACAAGAATGATAAGAATGTAAAGAATGATAAGAAGACTATACTAACTAGCGAGCCAAGCTCGCAGGTGAAGGAAGTGATGAATGTATTCTACAAGATCAACCCTACCCTTAACTGGGGGAACAAGACAACTAGGAAGGCTTGCGAGGATATGATCCGCCGATTCGGATTCGAGGAAACCAAGAGAATGGCCGAGGCGGTCATTTCAGTCCAAGGCAGGCCGTACGCTCCAAGGGCCACAACACCCTACCAGATGAAAGAGAAACTCGCCGCCTTTAAGATATACTTCGACAGCGAGCGCAACAAACAAAAAGACGCCATACCTAAATTCACTAAAATCAGCTAATATGCAATTCACCAAAGCAATCTATTACAAGGACGGACAATGCCTGACCATCACCGATCATGAATCCGAGGCAATCAAGCAACGCCTACTGGCTGGAGACAAGTTTGTGGAAGTGCAAGGAGACTTCATCAGTGCCGACAACATCGCCAGAATCGGCTCCCACCACGCCACTTACCAAATACACAAGCAAGAGCAGGCCAACCTAGAAACCACTATGAAGCTTGAGGGGAGAGATGAAGAGCTTGAGCAACTCTATGAGGCCAGAAAGCGATTGGCACTTTCCAGCGTAGGCAAGGAATCGAAAGAGGCGAAGTCGATTGTTGCCAAAGGATATGACGAGCCTGATTACTACCTAACTGAAAACGGCGACAAGATGTATTCCTAAGTTATCCACACCTTGACAGATATTTACAGCATGCAATAATTAGAGAGTAATAAGTAAGCACAATTCTATGGAGAATTATCTCACCTCGGAATCCATCACCAACCTCGCCAAGGCCCTGATGGTGTTCCACAAAGAAGTCGGCAAAGTCGTAAAGGCCGAGACCAATCCGTTCTTCAAATCCAAGTACGCCGCCCTGCCTCAAATCCTCGAGGCGATCAATGAACCGCTTCAAAAGTCTGGGCTGTCCTTCGTCCAGTTTCCCACGGGCAAGAACAACCTCACCACCCAACTCATGCACATCAGCGGAGAGTGGATGAGGGGCGACTACTTCATGCAACCAGCCAAGGAAGATCCTCAAGGCTACGGGAGCTGTATCACCTATCAGAGACGCTACGCCTTAGGTGCAATCCTCGGACTGAACATTGACGAGGATGATGACGGAAACACCGCCAGCGGAAAGACGGCCAAGGTGGAGACGACCTTGGAGAAGGCCCCTGTCTGTTCCAAGTGCGGTCTGGTAGGCATCAAGGCCCGCCGACCCAACGGCTCGACCTTCTGGACTTGCCCCGAATGGCAGGCCCACAAGCAGGAGAAAGAGAAGTTCGAGATGGTTCAGGTCAAGACTCCCCTACCCAAAGAGCAAGCCGACTTCCTAACTAATTTGCCTAACTAACATATATGGCACGAGACTACCTAAACATGCCCGAGGCCGAAGAGATGGCTCTCTGGCGGAAGACCGCCCAAAGCGGCAAAGAGTTTTTAAGCGGTATCGTCAAGGTTGACGGCCAAGATTACAAAGTGGTCGCCTTCCTGAACGAAGACAAAGAAGATGGATCAAAACAACCCGACTACTCCTTCAAGAAACGCCAATAGCCTCCGCACTCTCACTGAGTACGCCGAGCTTATCATGCAACACAAGAACAACCCCGCCATGCTGGCCGAACTCCACATTGAGCTGGCGGGTAAGTACGCCTTCATCGCCGACATGATGAAGGACGTGAAGATCAGCCGGGCCGTCTTCTGGGGCATCAAATTCGAAGGAGACAAGCCCCTCTCCGACACCTACATCGAAGCCAAGTGGCTCATGGAGGAGGAAGGCCACAAGGAACTCAAGCTCAAGTACGAGATGCTGGGCCTTGAGAAACTGATGAGCGCCATCAAATCCAGCGTTGTCGTCAACTCCCTGGAGGCCAGGAATGCGACCTAACTACTAACAAAAACCAAATGTACGCCGAGCGCAAGATTGAAAAGCCACAGAAGTTGGAAGTGCTAACGCTGGAAGAGGCCCAACACAAGTTCCGTTCAGTTTCAACCCGCATCGCCCGCATCGTTCTCAACGGCGGCAAAGCACCTGACAAACTTTGGGACAGGAAGCGTCAACTCTGGGCCATCATCGAATCCCACTCCGACAACGCCAAGGTTATCGAGGAGAACACGCTGGACGAGAGAGACTTTGAAAACGAACTCAAATGAAACCATCATCAGCCAAACAAAAAGGAAAGCTCCTGGAGAACTGGGTAGCCGATCAGATAGTCGCCAAAGGATTGGACAACAAGGCCAGGCGTGAAGGCTCAAGCGGTGCCGGCAACCGAGACAAGGCCGACGTGGTGACTTCAATGACCATTCTAAACCGCAACGTCTCGATCGAGTGCAAGAACCAGAAGAGTATCAGCTTCCCCGAGTGGTGGAAGCAGTGCGAAGAAGCCGCCATCAAGACTTCATCGGAGCCTCTCCTGGTCACAAAGTATGACCGAGAGCCTCTAGAAGCCGCCAAGGTAACCATTTACCTGGACACATTCCTCGACCTTATCAAGAAGGCCTCGGAGCCCAAGAGCCAGTTCAACGCCAACAGGGAACTTGTCTGGCATTTGGAACGGGTGAAACAGGACGCCAAGAAGACGCTTGGGTTGCTTGGAGATTAGAGACGTTCGAGGATCTTATTGCAGAATTCTTGACGTGGCGGTGCCTCACGATATAGCGAACCGGTCATAAGACTGCTGTGGCTAGTTCCAACTACTTTGTCCAAGACCATTCTCACTGCTCCAGGAGTTTCCTTTTCAGGATCATCTCTGAAGTCATACATCATGAAGATGATGTTGCAGTTCTGGTTTGGTTCCATTTCATCGAATTCAATATCCTTGCGGAAAGACTCATACAGTTGAGTTTGCAGGACACAGACTATCCGGGTCCTCCAATGGTGGTGAAATATCCCTTTGGTTATAAGTTGCGTAACGTACCTCTTTCTAACATTCGCCCAGTTGATTCCGTAACTAACCTTTTGATCTAGTTGCTCTACATTGTCGATGATTGCCGTATAGGCTGGCTCAACGCTTCCAGTTATGTCCACAGCCTGCAACTCAACGCTTACAAAATTCCGAACGTAATTTCTGCTTTCATCAATATCGGCAATGACCATATCCACTGTTCCAAACGGTTTCATTTTGACTTCATAGGCGACACGTGGATTTTCTGGAGCTTCACCCTTCCAACAATATTTGATAACTTCATTCTGAAGGTCGGCTTCAAAGAATCTCTTCGGGCAAACACAGATTAGCCTTTGGTCTTTCTTGCTGCGGTGAATACTGCAAACAGGATACGGCCCTTTGACATTATTGTGGCCACGCTTGACGCAGGTTGAAGAAGTGAATGGACAGCGATACTCAGCGTTTACCGGATTGCGCATCGAGTTGGCAGGCTCGCCGAGAATCTCTCCTATGATTCTTAGCGGATCAGCCATTATCCGCAGGCGTTCCGAGCATATTCCCGATTTCCATGGCGACGGCCTTCGCCAGCAATGGAGGAACAGCGTTGCCAACTTGCCTGAATTGATCGCCTTTGGAACCGACAAAACGGATTCTATCTGGGAAGGACTGAAGTCTCGCCGCCTCTCTAACAGTAAGCGTTCTCTCCTGGGTGGGATGAATGAAGGCTCCCCAATGCAAATCACACTTGGTCAGTATTGTGGAAGCCAATCCGTCAAGAGTCAGTCTGCCGTATCTCTTGGTATGGTCGCTTCTCTTCGCCTTCTTCATTCCCGCCGGAAGCAGAGCGTGCGGTATGTCTCTCCAGCTTCCACCCTGAGGAATGTATTGCAGTCGCTTAACGTTTACAGGAGCAAGATACGGAGCCACGTGATTAAATAGCCTCCCCGCTCCTTCTCTTAGCTTCTTCTGATAGTCGGATTCTGGAGGATTGGGATAGTCCGTTTCATCCGATCCTTCACATATCTTCAGGGAGGGAAGATCTCCGATGGCGTCCCATATAGTGACAAATGGAAGTTTTCCGTTCTTTGACTTTCGATACTCCTCGGAGGAACAGTGGCTAGGTTTCGGCCAGGTGATGGAGGTGGTATCCCGAGATCCTATGATGAAGATGCGCCGCCTCTCCTGGGGAACTCCATACTCCTCGGCCCGCAGTATTCTATGCTCGACATAATATCCGAGCATCCTCAGGCGCTTGTAAATCTCTTCAACGGCTCTTCCTTCCTCAATGCTAGTAATCCCGGTAACGTTCTCCATGACCACAAAACGAGGATGCAGTCCGCTCACCAATCTCAGGTATTCTCTGAACAGACCAGACCTCTCGTCATGCATGCCACGCTGGTGATTGTAGACACTGAAGGCTTGACAAGGGGGGCCACCCACGAGAACATCCAACTCCCTCTTCTTGATCCCTCCGGCCTTGAGAAACATCGGAGTAGTCAAGTTTCCGATTGATCCTGGGAGGAAAACTGACTCAGGGTGGTTCTGCTGGAAGGTCTCTGCCGCTATGGGATCGAAGTCGTTGGCCGCTAGAATGTGGAAGCCTGCCTGCCTGAAACCTTCAGACAGCCCACCGGCTCCGGCAAACAGGTCTATGGCGACACTCAGAGACACCTCTATCCCCTTCATGTAGACAAGCATTATCGTCCTCTTGGTCAATCTGTCAATCAGAAAGTTATCCACACCCCGCCCTTGACACATTCTGCCTAGTTGCTAAAATAGTAATGTAATCAATTAGCTAGAAGGTGAGGTGAATATATGACACTCCAATTTGTATTAGACGCCGACCTTGCAACCGAGTTTGGCGGAAGCACAAGAGACGTACTCACTGTCGGAGACATGATGTTTATGGAAGAAGTGGAGCAATACGCCAACCATGACTGCCACCTCTCAGAAGATGACGGATGCCAACCGTGCGAAGATATGGCCAAGCTCGAAATGGAACGGAAGATTGAGCATGAGGCTTGGAAAGACAATTTGTAATCAATAGCAGAGGGGAGTGACGAGCCGATCATTAACAATTAACCATGTGTATCCTATTGGGTGTCCCCTCACATGGTGGACATCCAGTAGGATATTTGTACTTGATGAGAAAGAGAGTTTGTATTCAATGCGGTGGGGTTGCCTATCTAGACTCAAAACAGTTTAGACACAATAGAAACATCTTCTGCGGAAATGACTGCTACACAAATTATCTAATTGCTCATAAGAAGAGGTGTCTCAAATGCGGGAAAGAGTTTGTTCCTAGAGCAACCCACCAGAAATACTGTTCACGCAGTTGCTATAAGTCTGGCAATCTAAGGTGTATCTATAGGGTATATAGAGGCTCCGCAAGAAAGAGAGGATACGAGTTTTCCTTACCGTTTGATTCGTTCAGTAAGTATTTCAGAAAGAAGTGCTACTACTGCGGGACGCAAATAGACACTATTGGACTTGATAGAGTTAATAACAGCATTGGATATGTACCGTCGAACATTAGACCATGCTGTTCCATATGTAATAAGATGAAAGGAGTTATGACAGAGAATCAATTTCTTATCCAAGTATCAATGATACAAGAGAATATGAATTGACTCGTCGCTCCCCTCTTAGAGGACATGAAACAAACAAATAGAGAACTGATACAAAACCTCTTAGAAGATCATCCCGAATACCGCCAAAGGAAATTCCGCTATCAAGTAGTTTCCCGCCTGACCGATGTAGATCCAGAGACATGCAAACTCATTTGCTCTCTTGCGGATGAATTCCGCCACCTCACCGAAGTCGATGAAGTCGGCGAAGCGAAAGCAGAAGAATGGAAACGCTCCCCTGCCCTTGCTCAATCAGAGCAAGATTGGGTGAAAGTATTTAGGAGAACTGCAACACCGTAGAGTAGTAATCCCCTCCCCCTTGCTTGCCTTTAGGGGGACGAGTGGTTGGTATCCCGGAAGGTTGCCTAATCACTCTCCCTATGGGCAAACAACCAAAGGAGGGACACCCATGTTAGAGAAAGTGCGCGCAACGCTCGCGTCCATTCTCGACAAGTTTCAAAGCGGTCTCATTCCTGAGGCCATCGCATTCAGCACCTTTCCAATCCCCGACATCCCCGCGTCGCACTGGTCGCTCCTTAACAGGACGATCATGTTCTTCAGCGGGACACAGGACGCCAGAGGCTTCCGCCAATGGCAACACTCCAACCGTTTCGTCAAGAAAGGAGCCAAGGCAATCTGCATCCTTGCCCCTCTCATCGTCAAGCAGACGAAAGAGGGAGAGGAGTTGGTCATTCTGAGAGGCTTCAAAGCCGTGCCGGTCTTCCGAGTTGAAGACACGGACGGCGAACCCCTGGACTACCAGCAAATCGAACTTCCCGACTTCCCCCTCATTGAAAGGGCGAAGGAATGGGGAATCGAGGTCAAGGCCGTGCCTGGCAACTACCGATATCACGGCTACTACTCAGGGAAGCGATCCGAAATCGGCATTGCTTCACCCGAGGAGTGCATCTTCTTCCACGAACTGTCCCACGCCGCCCACGAGCGGGCTTGCGGGACTCTCCAAGGCGGCCAGCACTGGAATCAGGAGATTGTGGCCGAGCTTTCGGCCCAGGCTCTCTGCTACATGGTGGGCAAGGCTCCCGGCTCAACCTTGGGCAACTCTTACCAGTACATCGCCCAATACGCCGAAGAGGCCAAACTCTCCCCTATCGGGGCGTGCCTTAAATGCCTCGGAGACGTGGAGAAGACGATTGGCCTAGTCCTTTCACCTGTTCACGCCGAAAACCTCCCCAGCGAAGCCGTAGAGGCTCACAACGCATCCCAGGAGGAGCTATGTCCACTTCCGACAGGCTGATCGTGTTGTTCGTAACCTTCTGTTTCGGAATCGTGCTGGGATTCGTCAGCGCCATGTCCCTGAAGAAGCCGGACGTCAACATCTACTTCCAAGGAGGGGAACATGATAGTGTCCCGAGAGAGAGTGCGACTCAGCAACTCCACCGAGACGGCCCAGCATCTCATCAAGATCCTATCAAGGGCTGATCCGCTGGACCGGGAACGGGAACAGTTCTGGGCCATCCTCCTCAACACGAGGAATGTCGTCATCTCAGTCGAGATGGTGGCTATCGGAACGGTCAACGCCTGTTTCATCCATCCGAGGGAAGTTTTTCGGCGAGCCATCCTCAACAACGCCTGCGCCGTCATCCTCGGCCACAACCACCCTTCGGGGGACATGAAGCCCAGCGAAGAGGACATGTCGCTTACCAGGAGGGTCTGCGAAGCCGGCAAGGTAGTCGGCATCAGGGTTCTCGACCATGTGATAGTTTCCGATGAAGGGAGTTTTTCGTTTCTGGACTCGGGGATGATGTCATGAAGCGCATGATCTTCGCCCGGGTTCATTGGGACGACGGACTCTATTCCGAGCTTATCGGCATGGACACCGAGCTCAAGTACGACGAAAAGCAGTTGATCAGTAAGCTGTCGCAGCTTCTTGCTCGTTCACCTTCACGTCCAAGAGGAGAGATCGAGAAGGTCGAGATTACATTCGTCTGCGAACTCAACGACTAGTAACCAACGGGGGAGGCTCTCAACAGCCTCCTCCATTCACCCCATGCTAAACAAAGATTTTTCCAAATGTACCTATTGCGGGCTCTGCGGCAAAGTCGCACCCGATGAAGACAAGATGATAGAGGCTTGCCCTAACGGCGCCCTATCCAAAGAAACCGAATCGTGCACTGACGAAGAGTGCTACGACAACTGGACTGTATCCGTTGAAACAATTGAATGAGAACTATCGCCAAAGCCATTCTAATAATCATCCTCTTGCCTGTTCTCTACTACTACGCTTGGAGGGTAGCCGAAGGGGATGTATTGAGGGTCAAATACCCTCCGACCGATTGAAAAGCATTTCTACCCCTTAGCTTTTGGCCTCCGAATTGAGGCTTGTCATCAGTGTTATGTTGGGGGAGCGGTACCGTGGCTTGTCCGTCTCACGACAGGACAAATCCCCAGCAAATCCTTTTGGCGCCCCCTTGGTATCGCACAAAATGATTTGCCGGGTCTTGCGACCACGGCCCGCCCCCCAAGTTACTTATATGGAATACAAAGGATTCCGCCGGCTCATCCGCGCCTACTTGAAAGGCGTGGAGTGGTGCAATCCGCGGAACGTGTCAATTCTCATTTACGGAGATCCGACCCAATACAATTGGGCGGACACGGAACTTATTGAAATGGTGAATGCCAAGAGAGTTTCTCCGGCCGACAGCGTGAAGCGCCTCACCAACATTCGGCATCATATCTTCGCCACGCCCTCTTCCAAGAAAAAGGACAAGGGCGATTTTAACATTGAGCACGACATCAAGCTTCGAGACGTGATCGCCAAGCATCTCTTCCTCAACAGGTGGGAAGGACTTGGCACAGTTTCCGTTCAACGGATCGCGGGAAACCCGGACGCGCACATCGGAAGATTGTATTTTGAATTGGACAACGGCCATGAGGACGATTCCCAGTTATCCGAAAAGCTGAAACGCTATTCGGGCAAGGGAGCGTTCCAAGTCGCCTTCATCATGGCGCACCGCTACGGCGACCGGGACTTGGAATCCAAGAGACTGGCCAAGCTCTTTGACTTGTCCAAGAAGATACTCAGGCACAAACCCAATCGGATCTTGGGCGCCGCCTATTCTGAGTACCTTGAAAACGGAAGGCTCTCAACCTTCAAGGATTGACCGCCCCCTTATCGTTCACGGAAACGAAAGATTGTCGGTTTGTTTGGTTGGGCCTCCAGCGTAAGACGCTAAAGCGTCTTGCCTGGAAAGGAGGTGAGAAAGATGCCTCTCAGAGAAACACACGCCTACTCAGTCCAGTCGAGTAGCAGACCTGACAAGTGGTATGACGTCCTGCTGAACAGCGAACGCCACTGGAAGTGCAGTTGCCCTGACCACATCTACCGAAGAAGGGTATGCAAGCACATAGAGCAAGCGCTCACTGCTTACTTGCACGGACTATAAAAAAGAAGCCCTGGCGAGCAATCGCTGGGGCTTTCTCCCTGCTATAAGGTAATACAACCAAAAAACCGAAATCGTTCATTTCCGTTCTTGGCTTTGGAGCCCACGGGACCCGAATCCCCCTGCGGAGGATAGAGGTAAGTCTAAGACAGACTGCTGGAGAGGAGACGCCTAAGCCGGACGTGGAGGCTTGGAAAGTAAGAGGTACGGCGTTTTGGAGGAGGCTCCGCTTCGCTTCGCCTAGACCTATGCGGTAGGCAATCGACTGATGGGTTAAGGGAGTTATGAGGTAGAAGAAAGAAAAAGAGGGGCTTAATCAGGCTTTAACTCCTTGATTGGAGTGCGTTTTACTGGTTCGTCAATGCTCGATATCCAACTCCTGTGAATCTTATCCATACCAGCTTCTTTGGTCTTCTGTTTGGCGATGGCCAGGGCCAGTTCTTCCTTTCCGATCTTATCAGCTACGAACTTCATACCCCATAGGAAACTGACGGTGTAAAGGAGGGTCGTTGAACGGGCAGGATGTTCGTTCACGTCGTAGCCGGAGAGCTCAAGATAGTAGTTGGGGTCCTTCAAGACGAGTCTGACAAGGTTG